CATCGGTCTCTCTCGAACTTATTGCTGCGATACGACAAGGGTATCTGACGGTAAAGGCCGCTGGTGTATGGGGCGGAAGTATTGAAATACCTTCGGTGGAAACGCCTTCTGAAGGAAACAGGTTTTTTGGGTTTGATATGGATAACGAATATATCAGCGGGTTTGATGCCGGTTCATGGGGGACATTACTCTGATGGCTAAAAATGATTTTAAACCGTTTGCGACGGGTAAGGGTGCTAATGTTACATCACAGCCTGACTGGGAAGCGCTGCCGGCGCTCCTGTCTGGTTTTACTGCGGGCAAGGCATCAAGTGCACAGGTAAATAAAGCGCTGCGTCAGGCGAGCTTCATCGCTGCAGCACTGGCACAGTACACAGCCAGTAAGAGCGGAAAGGATGTACTCGATGATGGTGACCTGAGCGGCTTTATCGCCAAAATGTCCGCTGCGTTCGGTAAGGATTTTCAGACTCTTGATGCCACGCTGACGGCGCTCGCTGGTCTGGCTACTGGTGCAGATAAACTTCCGTATTTCACGGGGAATGATACAGCCGGACAGACAGATCTTACTTCTGTTGGGCGCGACATCATCGGAAAAGCCAGTATTGCGGATATTCTCACATACCTCGGTTTAGGCGAAACGATAAATCTGGCAAAAAATGCCGTCCCGGCGACACGGCGGGTTAACAGTAAACCACTGACCGGTGATATCACTTTGTGGGCGTCAGATGTGGGGGCCATTTCCGCCGATGCTGTTGGAGAAATTACCGATAACGGCACAATGGCATCAGCTAATGCACCCGGATGGTGGAAGGTGGCGGTGTCGAATTCTGATACGGTCGTTGATTTTCCCACCTATCCGGGTGGCAGCAAGTTGTACAGCTATGGATATCTGTTTGTTGAGAAAATCGGAGACGTCTGGTTTCAGCATTATTATGCCCATATTGGCGCGAACGCAAAGCGCCAGGACTGGGGAACTGTACCGAATACCAGTCGCCCGTGGGTTATTGACTACAACACCGCAAATAAACCGTCAGCCAGTGATGTGGGTGCATTGCCGATTACCGGAGGGCGTCTTAACGGTCCGCTAAGCATTGGTACTGATAATGCGCTGGGCGGCAATTCGATCGTTCTTGGTGATAATGACACTGGTTTTAAACAGAACGGCGATGGGATACTGGATACGTTTGCGAATAGCCAGCACACCGTTCGTGTCGCTCCCGGTGAAATGCAGGTTCTGGGAGCCATTCGCGCAGGCGATGCCAAACGAATGACCATGACTAGCTCAAATAACTCCGTGCTGAATGCTCAATTTCATTTGTGGGGTGACGGAAATCGACCAACGGTTATTGAGCTGGATGACGACCAGGGATGGCATTTATACAGCCAGCGTAATACCGATGGCAGTATTCAGTTTGTTGTTAATGGACAAGTTATTCCGGATAATTACGGTAATTTCGACGCCCGTTATTTAACATCAGGAAACGTATATACAAAAGGCGAATCAGATAATCGTTATGTCCAAAATATCCAGCGCGGTGCTCCTGTATGGCCTGGCAAAGTAGATGAATATGGACCAGCAGAAGCGCCTGCTGGTTGCTTTTTAACACAGGCCAGACATGACCCAACAACAGCATACGGTGTGACATTTGCGTATAGACCGCTACAAATGTGGGTGGGTAATGGCTGGCGTACAATTAATGGATAATTTAGGTGAATATAATGGAATTAAAAAACGTAACCAGATACATTCCTGATGACCCGGATTATGATAACAGCTTTCTGTATTTTCGTAGTGAAGATGGTCAGGATTTTTATGAGTCGCTGAGTAAATTCACGAAAAAATATAAGTTGTGCATTGATTCTGAAAATATAATCCGTTCCGTATCAGAAGATGTGTCGCGACTCTATCCGGCTGGCTTTTCAGTTGTTGAGGTCAATAAACTACCAGCCGGATTTAATATCTATGGCGACTGGAAATATTCGAACGGCACTGTTCTGGCTGTTCCCGTTGACTATCAGGCTAAGGCCGAAACCACCCGACAGAAACTACTGGATGCCGCTAACAGCACCATTGCCGACTGGCGAACCGAACTGGCGTTGGGTGAAATCGGTGACGACGATAAGGACAGCCTGACTAAATGGATGGCGTATATCAGGGCGCTTAAAACGCTGGATTTGAGCGGCGTGAAAGACTCAGCCACCTTCACGGAAATCAGGTGGCCTGAATTACCACAATAACGACTACTACTGACTTGCTAGTTTTTAGGTGTTAATTCGGTTCAGGTATCTGTACGAAGTCACTAAGATATAAGTAAATTTTCTTTAGAAAAGAAAAAACTACTGTACTTATTATTTACTTTTAAACTAAATATTTACTTAACAATCAAGAGATATTCAAGGAAAACTTTCTTTTCTGCTTTATCCTGATAAAAGGATTGCGGTAAAAGTTAAGGATGAAGCATAGCTATCAATTATGTGAGTGATATTATGAATAAACTTAACAGTGTATTGTTAGCGCTGGTTTTTGCCATATCAGTCATAACATTTTCTTCATCTGCAATGGCCACTGAAAGCGGTAATAAAGGATTCCCAGGTATTTCGTTTCCGTGGTGTAAAATCTGGCCGCCAGATACATTAATCCCAGAACTACCATGGGGTAAAATATGCTGGTAAACGAAATAACTTTTTATTAACCAAATGGATTAATTACCGCGTAAGCAAGTGATTTTGTGATATATGGATAATTAAATTGTCACGGTAACGACTACTGACTGGCTGGCTTATCCGGCCAGTCAGAATTTGAGGTATCCACCCGGTTTACCATGGAGAGGGTACTGATTGTGGAAAGAACCCGCGCCGGGCTGGCAGCGGCAAGGGAGCAGGGGCGTATTGGTGGCAGACGTCCAAAGCTCACCCCGGAGCAATGGGCGCAGCGAGGGCAGGGGTACCGCGACAGCAGGTAGCGATTATTTATGATGTGAGACTGTCGACGCTGTACAGAAAGGTTCCGGAAAGCATCATGAAGTGAAGCCAGGAGGTGATGATAGGGAAGGTAAATCTCCAGCAATCAACATCGAAACATAGACTGCCGGAGTGATTAGAAAATAGCCTAACTCTAATAGAGTTGCTCTATATATAAAGGTATTAGTAATATTTGGATTATGGGATTATAAAATTACCTTTGGTAGTGTCAAAATAACATTCATTTTTATTTATTATCATATCTAGTGATAATGGAGCCCTACTAACAGGATGTGTGGCACCGTCAATAATAAGTTGGATAAGTGCTGTTTCATCAAATAATTGGCATATGTTTGACTCTGGCCCAGTTTTTACAAAAACGCCTTTTTCAGGAACAACTAACATTACCGGGCATGTTAAGTTGTCTTCCGTACATGAAAGTTCATCAACATTTGGTGAGAAACTGCATAAATCAATCTTATCCACTAATTGTTGTTTATTAGATGTATCAAAAATAGCAGGTGCTCCTGGTGAACTGTGGGCTGCTAACTCCTGACTGTTATTGGAAAATGATGTGGTCGACATATTTAAAAAATTTCCACGCGACACATTCAGTCCAGTATTTAATTGTCGTTCTAACCTTATAGCGTTTCCCTGCCATTCAATATGACGTTCCCTAAACATGGCTCGGTCTGTAGTAGAAAAACTAACTTTGAATGTATTATTATCACCTTCAACAGCACGATTACTTACTTCATATAATAAATCACGTAATTGTACCTGTATCTTTCTTCCGCCATTTTGTATAGCCGTATCACGAATGAGTTCTAAATCATTTTCAGATAATTTGTCTATCCTGTTATCTCGAGTTATTGCTACATTAGGAAATGTTAAGAACATACTTCACTACTCCTTTAAATAATCATTGATATAAATGCACGTCTATATTGAGGGGGTTTATATATCAAAAGCAATATGCCTTTGTACAGATTAAGACTTATTCCATTAAAAATTTACGGTTTTAGACGATTATCTTACTCATGGTACGCAGGACTCCGCCCTCTCAACCAATTACAGATGACTGGCCAGGCTGGCTTCGTTGCATCAGCCTGGTCTACCAGACCCCGATACTTTACTTCCCGTCTCCGATGTTCTCTAATACGGGCACTGTGCTCGCATATACGCGATGGCATTCTGAACAGTGTATTGCCATCATTGATTCATCACTGAATTCCTAATTCTATGTCGTCGGTATTTGGAGTGATCTGATCCTACCCGCGTAATCTGAAACCAGCCAAGCCACCTGTTTAACTTTTCGCGATCGCTTTTGTTGGTATCACTATTCAAGCAGTTTGCCTGCATCGGCTTCACCCTCACTTCGGCATCAGGGAAAATCTGGTGCATCCGCTTCGTCAGTTCGGCCAGAATGATCTCGCTGGCCCCTTCGAGTCCTTCAACATTACGCTTGTCATAAACCAGTTCTACGAACATACGTGCTTCGCCAGCCACTGTTTTTATATACAGTATTTTGCTTTGGCGGTTTTGTCTGTCAAGGCATGAACCACTTGTTTTTAAATTTTGGGGAACATACTGCGGGCGTGTTTGTTATCGATTTGCCCTGCAGGGCTGATGGGGTCTGGCGTTGACTAAAATTATGTGTGGGGCATGGATGGGGCAAAAGTGGTCTGTGAAGTTCGTTAAAGTTCGTTAATAAAGCTTTATCTCGATCTCGCTCATCCCTTGTTTAAAGCGCTCCTGGACGATCTTTATCGATTTTAAAAACTATGAGTACATATTATAAAAATGTAGCAAATAGGCCGTTTGTGCCTGAAAAGATGAACATTCTGCGTAGCGCGATTTGCGCAACAGGAATAGACTGGAGTCGACACTCTACACAAAGATGCGAAAGGTTTTTTATGACACAACAGCCACAAGCCAAATACCGCCATGACTATCGCGCGCCGGATTACCAGATTACTGATATTGAATTGACCTTTGACCTCGATGCCGAAAAAACCGTGGTCACCGCAATAAGCCAGGCTGTTCGTCATGGCGCGCCTGATGCGCCTCTTCGCCTTGATGGGGAAGATTTAACGCTGGTATCTATCCACGTCAACGATGCGCCGTGGACAGCATATAAGGAAGAAGAGGGCGCGCTTATCATCAGCGACCTGCCAGAGCGTTTTACGTTACGCATTGTCAACGAGATAAGTCCGGCGGCGAATACGGCGCTGGAAGGATTGTACCAGTCCGGCGATGCGCTCTGTACCCAGTGTGAAGCGGAGGGCTTCCGCCATATTACCTGGTATCTTGACCGCCCGGACGTACTGGCGCGATTTACCACCAAAATTATTGCCGATAAAAGCAAATATCCGTTCCTGCTTTCCAATGGCAACCGTGTTGCGCAGGGTGAACTGGAGAATGGCCGTCACTGGGTTCAGTGGCAAGATCCGTTCCCGAAACCGTGTTATCTGTTTGCGCTGGTGGCCGGTGATTTTGACGTGCTGCGCGATACCTTTACCACCCGCTCCGGGCGTGAAGTCGCATTAGAACTGTACGTTGACCGTGGCAATCTGGATCGCGCGCCGTGGGCAATGACCTCGCTGAAAAATTCCATGAAATGGGATGAAACGCGTTTTGGGCTCGAATATGACCTCGACATCTATATGATT